TAAAGAAAAACAACCTAAACCTCACAAGACATGGAGAGAACATAATGCGTGGTTAGATACATTTAGAGCAAAAATAATAACAGGAAAAGGAGATAAGTAATGACACTAGATCAAATATTAAAGTTACAAAGTATTGTTGATAAAAGAGCAATTCGTTCTGATACTTTGGAATTTTTAAATCAAACAAGATATTCCGATTCTAAAAAAGCTAATATTAGGTTTGGAGATATGCACATAGATCATTTTTTAACAGTAGTTTCTAATGATTTTATAAATATAAATAATAATGAAGAAAAAGAAAAATCTTTTCATGAAATGCTTGAAAAAGTTAAGAAAAAAATAATAAAGGAGTTTTCTCATGGAAATCATTAAAGAAGATTTTAAACATAGCTTTAGTTCAGTTACTAAATTTTCTAAAAGTCCTTGTGAATGGTTATGTACTTATGGATTAAAATTAAGAAGTCCTAGTAACGCTTCAATGACAAGAGGTAATTTATCAGAGTTTGGTGCTTATTATAAAATTAAAAGAGGTATGCAACAAAGAGATGATAAGGCATTTGCTAAATTAATTAAACATAGATTTAAAAAGTTTAAATATTTAGATGCTGAAAANGAAATAGATAATGCTATTGAATGTGCTAAACAATTTGAAAAAGTATTATATGAAAGGCAATTAAGAGATATAGTAGGCTATCAAGCAGAAATGGTTAAAAAACTAGATGGATTAAAATATCCAATTAGATGTTTTACCGATTTTGAATTTGAAAATATTATTGTTGATGCTAAATCTACAATGAGAATGCCAAGTTATCCGAAAGCAGATCATTTAAGACAACAGGCTTTATATTCAAAATTATATAATAAACCTACTGCATTGTTATACGCAACACCAAAAAAAACAATGTTTTATGAATTAAATGAAAGCGATATAGAAAATGGCTATAAAGAAATATTTAATCACTTTAAATCTTTAGAGAATTATATTATAAAGTGTAATAACAATTTAGAGGAGGCAATTAAAATTACTCCTTTAAATACCGATCCTAACCCTTATGCGTGGGATCTTAACATAAAACAGGAGGCAGAAAAAGTATGGCAAAAATATCAGTAAATAAAACAGAAGATATAATGTTTAAATTATCTCAAAAATTTCCAGAGAAAGATATTCAATGGAGAGTTCAGAGATTAACTAAAGATGGAACTGCAGGAATGGCACTTGCTTACATTAATGTTCGTCAAGTTCAAGATAGACTTAATGAAGTTATGGGTTCTGGTTGGCAGTGCAAACATGAAGTGTTTGGTGCTAAAACTATTTGCCATTTAGGTTTATTCCTAGATGATAAATGGGTATGGCGATCTGATGGTGCAGGAGATACACAATTTGAAGCTGATAAAGGTGCTATTTCAGATAGTCTTAAAAGAGCCGCAGTATCATTTGGTATAGGTAGGCATTTATATGATCTACCTAGTATTTGGGTTAAATGTCAATCAAAAGAAAGTAGTGGTAAGTTTTATTTCCAAAAATTTACTGAAAACCCTTGGGATAAAGTAAGACAACAAATGAGTGATTTTAGTTAATAACAAAAAAGGAGAAATAAAATGTTTATAGAAGAAGCAAATATAAAAGTTACAGGAACACAATATGGTAAAAATGATAAGGAAAAAAAGGATGCTACATTACATGAGTTTAAATTTAATGATGGTATTCAATCAAAAACTTTATCTAAATTTTTAGAAAACTTACAAGAAGATGGTGGTCATCAATTTTGTGGTAAAGTAACTTGCAATATAACTATTGATACAACAGAGGAATAGATGACAGATATACCTAAAATAGTAGTTAATAATACTATCAATGATGAAAAAAAACTTGAAATTTTTAAAATCAGATGTGGGCTTTATGGAGAAAGAGATGCGTTAGTCAATCTTCAAACTGACATTTGGGAAAAAATTGAAATAGTTAATAAAAAAATACTTCTTTTAGAGCCTAAAAAGAAAAAAAGGTACTCGGGTTCTAATGTATATTAAATGCTTATTAGCTATCTTGAATTTAAACTAAATAAAGAAATAGCTTATGAAGATACATTTGAAAAGGATAAAGAAATTCGTAAAGAATATGACGAATATGTTAAACAAACAATAAAAAAGGAGGAAAAAATGCTAGAGAAACCAATATACTTTAATGTTTATAAAGTTGAGAGTGATAATCCTAAAGCACCTACATTTAGTTGGAATGGATTTACTGTCAAAGAAGATATAGTCATTAAAGCAGGAACTAAAATTGATATGACATTTTGGGGTAATTCCACAAATCAAAAAGATGGAAAACCAAACCCACATTTAAAAATATCAAATCATGTTCCTAGAGAAGATAAAGGTGGTGTTTCTAATAGAGATATTAATTATCCAACTAAAGAACAAGTTGCACAACAAGATAATAATTACCTTGATGACGACATCAACTTTTAGTATGGTATTTGTGGGGTTAAATAATATAAATATTATTGCCCCATATACTCTATTAAAGGTTGTAATGAAATACTTGATAAAACTATGGAAATATGATAACAATGAATTTATTAATTCTCTCGAATGGGAGAGTGAAGAAAAAGTTGAACCCTTTATTATAGAGGTATCAAAAAGTTTGCCAAATGGTATAAGGGCAACCATAGAGGAAAAAGATGTTAAACGAGAAAATAAGACTACTCGTTGATACACTTGACCAAAAGCATAATGAGTATGTTAAAAGCATACAAACTTTTGGAAAAGTAACTCCAATCGCTAGTCAAAAAGCTAGTGAATATCGTGGAGTACAACGAGAAATAGTTAGAACTGATAATAGTAATAATAATATTAAATAAGTTCTAATTAAAAATATTTAGAGTTAATAGAAACTATTAATAGTTGATTAAGAAAGCTGTACTCTAAATTTAAGTAATAACAAAAAAAAGGAGAAAACATGGACAATCATAAAACTTTTGTATTAAACACAGAAGATACATTTAATAAACTACAAGAAGCATCAGAGAAAAAAGCAGAAACACTTTTTAGATATAGAAAATTAGAAAAGTCTGAAAAGATTATATTGGCTAAACTTAAAAACGAATTAAGATTAAACCACGATAAGATTAGTCAAACTGAATTAACTGATGAAGCATACAGACAAACAAAATATAAGGAATGGTTAATAGCTTATACACAAGCTGAAAAGGATTTTACCCTTTCTAAAGATTATTATAATAATTTAATTGCTTTAAAAGATATGCGAATAACAGAAGAAAGTTCGGCTAGATACCTAATTAATAAAAAATAGGTTAAATAAGCCTTTAGTTCCGTAACAAATTAATTAAAATAATTGTTTTTATTATTTTATAATAATATATAATATCTCTATTAACTAAATAACTAAATAGGAGATAAAAAATGTTAAATAAAAAAATAAAGTTTTTAGAAGCTGTTAATGGAAAAATAAAAGTTTCTGTTGGTGCTGCTACTAAAACTTCAGGAACAGTAAAAGGTCTAGTAAATATTTTAAAAAAATATGGATTAAGACCTACAATTCAACATAGTTCATCTATGGACTTTGCAAATGAATATGGTTTTAAAAATAATTCTGATGCTTGGAATCTTTGGAATTTATCAGTTAAAACTTATTCAAAAGAAACTAACCAAAACTGGGAGATGATATAATGGACATAATTAAATTAGAAGAACATTATGGAAGACCTTCAGAATTTGCTCTTACATTTACAATGGAAGCAATTAAATCAGAGGTTGTTAGCTTTTGGGAAAAAGTACAAAATGATGAAATAATTGGCGAGAAGAAAAAATATCTTCAAGCCTTATTTAATCTAAATAATAAACTAGTAGAAAAGTATAACTCTAAAGGTGGTGATGCTACTGGTTATTATATGGAATGGGTTGATGGAAAACCTTATTCTGTTTCTTTATCAGGGTTAATAAATTAATGACAATTAATAATAAATTAATCTCTATTGATAAGAGATACAAACTAAATTCTAGGGACATTGAAGAAATTAATGTCCTTAGAAATCAAGGAAAAACATTAGATGATCTTGCAAAACATTTTAATGTATCACAAGCAACTATTTTATACTGGACAGATAAAAAACAAAGAGAAAAACAAAGATTAAAAAATTCTAAAAGAAGAAAAAAAGGT